CGGCGAGCCGGCGGCCGAGGTGTACTTCGGCGCGACGCAGACAGAGCAGGCGGCGATCGGATGGAAGCAGGCGGTCGGAATCCTGCGCCTCGAGCCGTCGCTCGCGAAGCGGCTGACCGGGCTGCGCTACGGGAAGAAGGGTCCGTACGTCGTCAACAAGCTCGATGACGTCGAGGCGACGTTCACCGCGCTCTCGCGCAACGATCACGACTTCGACGGCTTCAACCCGTACCTGTTCGTGGCCGACGAGATCCACGCGTGGCCGGATTCGGGCCTGTACGACGTGATGCGGTCGGGTCAGGGCGCGCGGCAGGGGCCGATGCGCTGGATGATCACGACGCGCGGCGCGAACCCGGAGTCGTTCTGCGGGGCGCACGAGCGGGCCATGGTCGGTGTGCTCGAGGGCACGGCGCAGGACGATTCGGCGTTCGCGTTCATCTGCACGCTCGACGAGGGCGACGACTGGAAGGACCCGCACGTCTGGGCCAAGGCGAACCCGAACATCGGCGTCACGGTCACGGTGGACGGCCTCAAGAAGGACCTGCAGAGCGCGCTCGCCGACCCCGGGAAGGTCCCGGAGTTCAAGCGCAAGCGCGTCAACCTTTGGACCGTCGGCGTCAAGTCGTGGCTGTCGCTCGAGGCGTGGGACGCGTGCTGCGGCGAGCGCGACGAGGCGTCTCTGCTCGGCACGCCGACAGTGGTCGCGACCGACCTTTCGAAGTCGGACGACTTCACCGCGTCGTGCCGAGTGCACCGCGTCGGAACGAAGCTCGTCGCGCGCTGGCAGTTCTGGATCCCCGAGGGCGTGATCGACGAGAAGGCGCGGCGCTCGCGGATCCCGCTGCGCGCGTGGGTTGAGCAGGGTCTCGTGACGGCGACGGTCGGACCGGTCGTTGACCAGGACGCCGTGAAGGAATGGCTTCGCGAGCAGCGGTCGAAGTACCGAGTCATCGAATGGCCGTTCGATCCGGCGCAATCGTGGAAGCTGATTGCTGAGCTCGACGCGGAGGGCTTTCGCGGCGTGCTCGGTTTCCCGCAGCAGTGGAAGGACATGCACGGGGCAACCGTCGCGGCCGAAGACGCGATCCTGAATCGCTCGCTCGAACACGACGGAAACCCCGTCGCGCGCTGGATGTTCCGCAACGTCGTGGTGCGCGAGAACGCGACTGGTCTGCACCGCATCGACAAGGCGAAGTCGCCCGACAAGGTCGACGGCATGACCGCGCTCGTAATGGCGATGGCGCGGCTGGCGGTTGCCCGAGACTCCGCGAAGTACTTCGTGAGCGGGAGCGCGACATGAGCCTCGTTGACCGCTTCACCGGCAACGTAGCGCTCGCCGATCCGCTGTCGGCGCGCTGGGAGACTCGCGCGTCTCTAGAGGACCCGAACGTTCCGCTCACTGGGGCGAACATCTCGAAGTACTTCGGCTCGCGGATCTCAGACAGCGGCGTTTCGGTGAACCCCGACACGATCATGCGGCTCGCCGTGGCGTACCGCTGCATTGCAATCCTCGCGGGGTCTCTTGGACAGCTACCAGCACACGCGTACGAGCGAACGGAACGCGGCAAGCGGAAGGCCACGGACAGACCGGAAGACCGAATTCTCTCCCGCGAACCGAACCCCGAATTGACGGCGGCGATGTGGAAAGAGTCCGGGCAGGTACAACTCTGCCTGCGCGGGAACACGTACAGCCGCATCGACTGGGCGAACAACGGGCGCGTGCGGGCGCTGTGGCCGATCCCGACCGACACCGTCATGCCGGAGCGCGTCGCGGGGCGCCTGAACTATCGCGTGTCGCTCGTGCGCGGCGGCGTCGAGAACCTTTCCCCCGAAGAGGTGATCCACGTCCCGGCGCTCTCGTTCGACGGCATCGTCGGGTACAACCCGATCGAAGTCCTCAGGCAGTCCGCGGGGATTGCGATCTCCGCAGAGAAGGTCGCGGCGACGCTGTACAAGGACGGTATCCGCGGGTCGGGAATTCTGATCCTCAAGGATGCCGACTCGCAGACCGCCGTCGACGACATGCGCGCAGAGTTCACCGCGCAGTATGCCGGCTCGCTCCATTCCCCGGTCGTCGTCGGAGGGAACGCCGAGTGGACGCCGGTCACGATCAACCCCGACGACGCGCAGTTTCTTGAGACGCGGAAGTTCCAACGGGGAGAGATCGCGACGGTCTACGGTATTCCTCCGCACATGGTCGGAGACGTCGAGAAGTCCACGAGCTGGGGCACGGGCATCGAGCAGCAGTCGATCGGGTTCGTCGTCTACTGCCTCGCCCCGTGGCTGGTTCGCTGGGAACAGGAGCTGTCGCGCAAGCTGTTCCCCGGATCGCTCGGCGATCAATACTTCGTGAAGTTCAACATCGCCGGCCTTCTGCGCGGCGACATCAAGGCGCAATACGAGGCGTACCAGATCGGCGTCCAGAACGGGTGGCTGTCTCCGAACGACGTCCTCGAGATGCTCGACATGAACACGTTCGAGGGCGGCGACACGCACATTCAACCGTTGAACTTCGCGCCGTGGGGAACGGCGCCCGCGCCGGCCGACCCGGCGTTGACCCAGACCACGGGAGGCTCCGATGGCACAGCAGCGTAACGAGCGGCGCACGCTCCGCGTGTCCGAACTGCGCGTTCAGAAGCGCGCGGACGGGGTCTCGACGATCAGCGGGTACGCCGCCGTGTTCAATTCTCTGTCCGAGGAGATATGGGGCTTCCGCGAACAGATCTCTCCCGGAGCGTTCTCGGGCGTCATCAACGACGACGTGCGCTGCCTGTTCAACCACGACGAGGACTACGTACTCGGCCGCACCTCGGCGGGAACCCTGCGCCTTTCCGAAGACGACAAGGGCCTGTTCATGGAGTGCGATCTCCCCGACACGCAGTGCGCGCGGGACCTGGCCGTGTCGATCGAACGCGGCGACGTGAGCGGGCAGTCGTTCTCGTTCATCACCGACTCGGACGAATGGAACATGCAGGACGGGACGCAGATCCGGACGATCACGAAGGTCGGCGCTCTGTACGACGTCGGTCCGGTGACGTTCCCGGCGTACCCGGAGACGGACGTCGCGGCCCGCGCTCGCGGTGAGTTTGTCCCGCAGCCGCCCCAGCCGCCCGAAACGGACATGAACGCTGTGCGCGCTCGGCTGTCGAACGCGGAGGCGTGGACGAAGACGCGGGCGTAGCCCGCCCAGAGGAGTACAGACATGACGCTGAAAGAGCTGTACGAGAAGCGGGCGAAGCTGGTCGCCGATGCCCGCGCCATCGTGAAGCGCGCCGACGACGAGAAGCGCGGGATCACGGCGGAGGAGAACGCGCAGGTCGACGCGTTCCTCGCCGAGTCGGACACCGTGAAGGCCGACATCGAGCGGCGCGAGCGGCTCGAGGAGCGCGAGCGTGTGCTGAACGAGTCGGCGCGCCCAGACCGGCAGTCCGGCCGCGAGGACGTGTCGGGGAAGAAGACCGCCGGCGACGAGGAGTACCGCGCCGCGTTCGGGTCGTTCCTCCGCAACGGCATGGCCGACGTCTCCCCGGAGCATCGGTCCCTCCTCCAGGCGCGGCGCAACGACAGCAAGGAAGTCCGTGCGTTCAGCGCTGGCACGGGCAACACCGGCGGCTACACCGTCCCGCAGGACTTCCTGCGTCAGCTCGAAGTCGCGATGAAGGCGTTCGGCTGGTTCCTCGACAACTCGCAGGTGCTTCGCACGGACACCGGTGCGACGCTGCCGATGGCGACGTTCAACTACACCGGCGTCGTCGCGTCGATCGTCGGGGAAAATGCGGCGTCCTCGGCCGATGCCTCGACGCCGTTCGGCGTGAAGAACCTCGGCGCCTACACCTACCGCACGCCGTACCTGCCGATCTCGTACGAGTTCCTGCAGGACTCGGCCTTCGGCGAGCAGTTCATCATCGACGCGCTGGCCGAGGCGCTCGGCCGCGGGATCTCTGCGCACACGACGACCGGGACCGGCACGTCCCAGCCGCGCGGCATCGTCATCGATGCCGCGCTCGGGAAGACCGGAACGGCCGGGCAGACGACGTCGGTGATCTATGACGACCTCGTCGACCTGATTCACAGCGTCGACCCGGCGTACCGCGTCGGCGCGAAGTTCATGATGGCCGACTCCTCGCTGAAGGTCGTCCGGAAGCTGAAGGACTCCCAGAACC